CTGCGCCGTGCCGCCCTGAAGGACTGGTTTGCCCTCCACCGCGTCCGGCTGTCCGCCCGATGAAAGATACGCCTACAAATGAAGCCGCCCCATTCAGGCGGCTTTTTTTGTGCCGGACATTCTTTCGAGAGCATCAATCGAAGCATTCTTCCGGGAACATGTACAGGATACCATCTGTCAAGATTCCACCGCAAGGGCTGAAAGCCCGTCAGCTCTTGAACCCAATCCCCCGTGCCCCCTGAATGGAAGAAGAGAAATTTAAAGAGCACTTCGAAAATTCGCAAAACCCCGACCAACAGACCAACAGACCAACGGAGCATGTTTTTTCAATCCAATAATATATATAATATAGTAATAATAAGGAAATTAAGTGCTGTTGGTCGCTTGTTGGTCGGCCGTTGGTTTTAGCCCTTTTTGTTGGTTTCTGTTGGTTTTACCTTTGTTAACACTTGAAACCGTGGGTTTCCAAATCCAACAAAAGCCCCTTTTTGTTGGTCTGTTGGTCGCTTGTTTGTCACCTTGAAATTTTGCTATGTCGTTGGTTTTTAGTATATTTGCTTATTCTGTTGGTCTGTTGGTCGGTTTGTCGCCAAAAAACACAAAAACATTATAGACATGGAAAAATTCTATTGCTACCTTAACGTGACTCCCTTCGTGATGCAGTATCTCAGGGTGAATTTCGGGGCAAAAAACAGCCGTTTGCCCAATGCCATAAGCTTTCGTCGAGACCGGATCCTGTCCCAAATGTTGAAAAATATGCTAACCAAGCAATCCCACCGTTACGACAACCGGAACAAGGGCTATATGTTTACCAACCGGTGCGAGACGGCAGCCATTGAGATTGACGAGGTTACTTTTGCCACTTCCGGCTTTCTCCTGTCCCTGACGGATGCGGCCAACTTGGCTTTGTTCCTGGAACGTCGGTGTTACACCCTGTTGTTGTCATACCTTCACATGCGTTTCATTTTCAATAATAACCTGAACGAGTGCATTGAAGATTTCTATCGGCAATATCATTTTAGCGAAGAGACGTGGCCGTCGGAGAGCATCCGCCGCATTTGGTATCGTGACAAGACATTCGACCGGAATATGTTCCGGGGTTTTATAAACAAGCAAATAGGTAAAATTATTATTGTGCAAATGAAACGGTTGGGATTGATTAGCGCAAGGGGGGCGCAGGCTTATGAAGAAGTTTGAATGGTGGAATGATTCGCGGGGCGGCTTGTCTTATATCTATGCCATCCCTCCGGCGTCTTTGCGTAGGGTCCGGATAGATTATGCAACAGGGCAGCGTTGGCCGGAGTTCAAAGCACGCGAAAACATCATCTGTCTGCCGGTATGGGCAGCAGCTCCCCAAAACTTCCAGTTCAAGGAGACCCATGAATGGACAGAAGCCGGAGATGCCTATACAGTGGAGATAAACGGTTATATCCCACCCTTGAAGGCAGGAGGAGAGGCTCTTGTCCGGACGCTGGAACAAGGGGCGTGGATGGTGTTGCATACGGATTTGAATGGGATAAGTCGTCTTTCCGGAACGGCGGACATACCTTTGAAATTTACCCGTGTGGCAGACACGGGGGCAGCTCCCGGAGAACAGAACGCCATTACGTTTTCCTTTTCGGCCGTAGAACCGGAACCGTCCATCGAGGTCCAGGTAAGTGAATGGGATAACCCGTAGCTGCTTTGGCTTTGTCCTTTCTCCGATGCCTTTATTTCAGTTCATTTGTGCAAAATTTATGAGTGTATGAATGAAACGGTATTGACTTTAAACGGGGTTATTGATTCTTACGGATGGTTCCGCTACCAGGTCGAAGCTTTCCTCAATAAGAACAAGGACGTTCCGGTACGCATCAGACTGGATTCCTATGGGGGAAGCGTGGAAGAAGCTTTGGCCATATCCCGGTTATTGGAAGGGCATGGCAATGTAACGGTGGAGTTTATGGGATATGTGGCCAGTGCGGCCACATGGATGGCGTTCGGGGCGAAACGCATCGAGATGCACGAAGACACTTTGTGGCTTTGCCATAAGTGCAGCGTGTCCATATCCGAATGGGGATATAAAAAGGCGGAGGAACTCGACCAGCTCATTAAAGACTTGAAGGCGCAGAAGAAATCCGCAGAAGTGATCGACCTGACCATAGCCCGGAAATACCTGGAACGCTGCACGGCATCCGGAAAAACACTTCAGGATGTATTGACGTTGATGGACGAAGAGAGATATATCACCAGTTCCGACTGTTTGAGTTGGGGATTTGTCGACAAGGTGATTCCGGGGATGAATCAGTCTGACCGGGAGTCCATATCCGATTTCGTAAACCTGATGCACCTTCCTGCCATCCCAAAGGAGGCCGATCCGGGAGATTCTGGTAAGGCGGGCCAAGAAGGGTTGTTAAACCGTTTCCTGTCCGGTTTGGCTTCCATGTTTAATGAAAAAAAGCAAGCAGGAAAGCCGGAACTGCCCGAAGGACCGAAACCAACAACACAAACACAAAATAAGATGAGAGAGGATTTTAAGTCGGTAAACGCGTTGCTGGGAGTGACGGGTTTGCCTGTGTCGGACGGAAAAATCGAGCTGACACAAGAACAGGTCAAGGCCATAGAGGATGCTTTGGCGGTGGGAAAAGAAATGGATGACATGTTGGACTCCGTTTCGGAGCATGTCAAAAGCATCAAGGGCACAATAAACAAAGTGAATGCGTTGAAACTCCTGGTGGACCGTATTCCGACAGGTGTACCCGGAAGCAGCTCGCAAGCCGGTACGGAAGACAATGATGACACTCCGGATACGTCGGACATGAACGACCCCGTAAATGAGTATGTGAGAACGAACTTTAAGAAAAAAAGCAAAAACTAAACTGTATAGATATGGCAATGGATTTGAAAACACCGATTGACATTACCGAGGTCATCGGGGCAGTGAAAGAGCATCAGGACTTGTTGACCACCTTGGATGCCGAAGATGCCGGAATGGTGCTTCAGCATTTTACACCTATTCCGGGAGTGAAAGACAGCATCGTGTTGGGACGTACGACGTTGGGCAAAGTGTCCCGCAAGTATACAGGGCAGTTCGTAGGAACGAAAGAAGCCGGTAAGATTGTGCCACGCACACTGACGGTCTATCCTTGCGTGATGGAGATGGACGATGAACCGGAACGCTACCGCCGGACTTATATCACGGAAGTGAAAGGCGGGTTGGATCCGGAATCGCATCCGTTTGAAATCTGGCTAATCAATTATGGCATCAAATGCGCTTCCAAAGAGCTGCATGATGTGCTGATGACAGCCAAGCACGATGATGGTAAGCAAGAATTGGGAGACAGTTTCGATGCTCCGGGTTCCATTATTGAAGCCGAGAAGACTGCTACGAAAATCTCTACGGACTTGGGCAACATGTTCGCCATGGCGGAACTCAGTCGTGCCAATATCGGTGAAGAGTTGCTCAAGATGTGGCGGCACATGCCCACTACGTTCCGGAATAAGACGGATGTGAAGATGTTCATATCCGCTGATTTGGGCGACATGTACGATGACTGGCTCGAAGACCAGGGCGTGATCGTGTTGGGCAGTGGCCCGGGTTCGGAGACAGCCAGTACCAAATATCTGCGCAACACGAACCAAAAATGCGAACTGGTACGTTTGACGAACATGCCGCAAGGCTCCCAAATGGTCATCCTGACCACGAAGCTGAATATCTGTTACGGTTACGATTCAGAAGCAGACATGCGTAGCATGACGCCGTTTGCGAGTGGGAATCCTTATCATTTTACTGCTGCCGGTAAATACGTGTTCGGAACGCAGTTTGTTTCTTTGGATAAGTCCGAGTTTTGTGTCAACGACAAGCCATTGGTTCCGGTGGTGGAGGATGACGATGATGAATAACCTTGATAAATTGAAAGAATATGGCAACAAAAACCACACAACCATGTATTCAACTGGCAGATTTGATGCCTGCCATGAATTGCGTCGATTTGGACAACCGGGCCGGCGTGGTGTCTGAGATATTGTTTGGATATGCCGAGGAGGTGGCCACCTGGCCGGAACTGCCTGCTCCGGATTCAGAGACCCCTTTGACATTTGCAGAGGCTGGAATCTGGGATGGCCCTTTGACGATGGCCAACGGATGCAACATGTATAAGTTTGCCTTTACCGACGAACAGGCGGAACTGAAGATCAGTGAGTCCGGTGAGACTGGAGGTGAAAGCGTGTTGTTTGAACTGACGGTTTCCCGTGCCAGGTTGCAAAAGGAGGTCTTCGGCTTCCTGAACGCTTTGAAAGGGCGCAATCTCGTAATCATTGTTTCTGACAAGAATGGCAATAAATACTTGATGGGCGATAAGCTAAGTCCGGCCCGCAAGGTGGCCGGAGATGGTTCCACGACGGGAAAGGCCGCCACGGATTTGAACCAACAGAGTATCAAGTTCCAGTATTATTGTCCGCGTTATCTGATGTACGATGGGGATACGGAGGCATTGCTTAAACCTGCGGGTGGAGGTGGCGATTAATGATTTGAAGCGGTATATTGGTTAAAAGAGTCGGTTTCGGAAGCTGTAAACCGGCTCTTTTTTGTCACTGTATCGCACTCTTTTTCGCACTATTTTTGGGTACAAAAATGTGATTATGGGAAAGGATTATTTGGCATTTAGAGAAGAAGCGATCCGTTGGATAAATGGTAAGCGTGTGTTTTCACAAGGTATGGATATTTTGGAACGGAGTGGTTTTAAGCCCGGTGTGGTAGGGCGTTTAAAGAGAGTGGGTGAGAACGGTCCTGCCGCTCCGGCTCGTTTGAAACATTTGATGTTGACGCTTATCCAGGCATGGGCTTTGCCAGAGTCAGAACTACAGGATTCAGATCTGGAACATGGGGTTCAGGATGGGAAAGACATCCCGGTTACGGACCTTGTGGCCGAACTGTCCATGAAAGAAGTGGGTGATCAATTAGAGGCCGGAGGATTGGAGCAGCTTCCTCAGGAGATAAAAGATATTGTGTTTGAATTCCGACGGGCTTATATTGAGAGGGACAAACTGCATCGCATGTTGGCAGGACTGGGCGAGGACAATTCGACGGATGTGGTTGAAAAACGCAAAAATTTGTCTGATGGTATAAACCGTTTGAGCGAGGAGATGGACCGTATGTATCCCCTGTTCGATGAGTATGTGAAGAAGCATGAGGTCCGGACTGTCAACGAACCGCAACCGGACAAAGAGATACCCACGAAGAGAGAGGGAAACATCGAAGCGATGCCCACGGAAAACCTGAAATTCATGAAAAAGTCCCTCTCCACCAAGATACTCCGGGCGACAAACCGCTTGTTATACCAAAGCGAAACCAAGCAGGAGAAGGCGAATCCGATGCCCGACGGACCGGAACGGGTGAAATATGAGACGAAAATCAAGGTGCTTTCCGGCCGCTTGGAGCAAATCAAGATGGAACTGGCTCGCAGGGTGGAATGTTAACGGAGGAACGTCATGGCGAAGAAAGGCATTTCCTCTTTGGCAGAACAGCACTATGAGGTCATCCAGTCCCATATCTTGGATCCGCAGCATTCACCTTTGCCGGAAAAGTTGCGCGGGCAATTCAACCGCGTGCTCCAGATAGCCCGGCTGTTGGACGATTACCCCGAAGACGGCCACATCATCAATATGATGCAGGTCAAATACAAGGTATCCGTCACGCAGCTTCGCAAGGACATCGCCTTGGCCAAAGAACTGTTCAAGACCAACCACACTTTCGACTGGGATTTTTGGCAGGCCTGGCAAATTAAGGACCAACTGGAGCTGATACGCAAGGCACGCCTTGACGGAGACCTCAAAAACTGGAACAATGCCAAAAAGGTTCTGGCCGCGCTCATCGGGCAGAAGCCCGAAGCTGTCGACGACCCCCGCCGCATGGAGAAGAACGCCTTCTACATCCAGGTCAATTACAACGGGCAGAGCATGGCCGTCGATTTCGACAAGGTACGCTCCTTGCCCGAATCGGCCCGGCAGGAGATTGTGCAACAAATGTATGCTTCCATTGATGATGCGGAAGCCGAAGAATTAATGAACTCATAAACAGTGGATATGAAAAGGTTGAAAAACAAGGAACTCGTCGCCTTCTGGATGGATCAGCGACGGGTAAACGACATCATAGTGCGTGCCGGAGTGGTAGTGGTGGAGGCACGCCCTTCCATGACACAGGAAGAAGCTGAAGAACTCGTGCGTAAGTGCGGCCATGAGGAAGACTACAGGGCCGCTGTCGACGGTATCCACCGTTATATCGTCTTGCCAAGGTATTAAGCCATGCAGCATAACGTTTGGGAAGAACCCTTGTTGGTCAACCCCGCGCAACTCTCCCTCATGCTGCTCCCGGCAAAGACCAAGTATGCTTTGATGAGCCGCGCATCCGGCAAGTCGTTCATTACCGGGTATGAGATTGACGAGAATGTCCGTCTCATGCCCCGGGGGATAACGACCGTCACTCAGGCCACCATCGGGCAGGCATTGACCAAAACCCTGCCTTCTGCATTCAAAATGTTGGAATCTTTGGGCTACAAGCGTTATGACCCCAAGACACAGACCGGCGACTACGTCGTCTGCCGTCGTCCGCCTGAAGGATGGTACCGCCCCTATGAACACGTGATGAATACCGATTATTTGATTTCCTTTTCCAACGGCCATTGCCTGTATATCCTCTCTCAGGCTACGAACTCACGTGGTCCCAATGCGGACTATAATATCAGCGATGAAGCCCTCACTCTGGATAAGGAACAGTTCGACCAGGAAGTCGCACCGACGAACCGTGGCAATGAGCATGTTTTTGGCCGTCATTCCACCCGCCCTTTGTTGAAACACCATGGCAACACATTCTTATCCTCCATGCCCTATGCGCCGGAGCAGAAATGGTTGCTTGAACCTGCCGCCTATTACGAAGAGGAGAGGGGGATTCATTTGGTGGACGAATGGAATAAGGTTGTGGCCTTGCAGTTGCAGCTTATAGACGCACAGGTCAACCGTGAAGTTCCTTTGTTCAAGGATATCTGGAATGAGATTCAGCGCAAACGCCGCCAGATAATCCCTTTTGTTTCAAAAGACGGCATACTCTTCCTCTTGGGTTCCATCTTCGACAACATCGGCAACGTCGGCATGAACTACGTCATCAGCCAGTACAACGTCATGGACAAGTTCTCCTTCATGGTGGAGATCCTGAACTATATCGTCGACAAGATAGACCATTGTTACTACAATATCACCGACCGCCATCGTTACTACCACGCCACCAACGACAGCTACATCCGCGACTTTGCCGAAGATGTGGATTTCAACTGGAAGCAACTGGCCGAAGAGGACAGCCGCATGGACATGGACTGCAACCCGAACAAGCCGTTGGAGATTACGCCGGATTGGGGCTCTTCCGCCTGTTTTCTCGAAGTGGCCCAATGTGGCCATTTTGACTATGCCGCCAAACGCCTCTATCCCGACCGCGTGGTAGACAACACCATCAACGAGTTCTTCGTCAAGCGGGACGACACAGAAGGCCTGACCGAAGTGGATGCCCTTATCGACATGTTCTGCCATTACTACCGCCACCATGCCTGCAAGACGGTGGACTTCTACCGTGACCGTTATGGGGACGCGCGGCGGGCCAACAGCAAGAAGACATACAACCAGTGCGCCATCGACCGGCTGGTAAAACACGGGTGGACGGTAGTGCAACATGTACACCGTGGCATGGAACCTCCGCAGCATGACAAGTATTTGCTGTGGTCTTACGTGCTGGCCGAGACGGATACACGTTATCCCATCAAGCGTTTCAATGCCACCAAATGCAAGTTCATCCTGATTTCGATGAACAATACCCGCGTCCGGACAGGTTCCGATGGGCGTTATGAAAAGGACAAGCGTAGCGAGCGCAACGGCTCGATCCCGGCAGAAGAAGCCACCCATTTCGGCGACTGCGTGGACAAACGCATGTGGACGAAGTACGGCGACATCCTGACCAACCGTGTGACGTTCGTGGACAACCGGATATAATGATAAAAAACGACAAGAATATAAATGAAAATGGATGGCAGCAGGCAACAGTTGTTTATCGGTTACATGCACTATTTACATGAGACAGACCGTTTCGATGCTACTAAGGCACGCTACGCCAAGCATGTATTAGGTTTCCTTGAAAGTGCAAGCAGTGTGGACAGGCGTGGTTTTATGGCATTTAAACGGGAACATTCCCTTGAAATGGCCAATGATTACTCATGTGGGACGGCAATATGTGATTTCCTCAATTTTTGCGGCAAGGGTTACAATAGGAAGAAAAAGGCAAAAGTGAAAACATTGGAGAAACTCAGTGTTGTTTCGGAGAAAAACAAAGAACAATTAAATGGGTTCATGGCATGGCTTGACGAAAATTTCGATTATTCGCCCCATACGCTCAACATGTACTATTTTTCCCTGAAAAAATTTTTTGAGTACGCCAATGAGGTGAACATGTCTAATGCCAAGCTGTATGTCAGTACGCTTGAAGAGCAAGCCTTTTCACCGCAGACCATCAGGCTGAGGATTTTGGCCCTTGAAAAATTCGCAAAATGGAAAAAGAAACCTTTTGAACTGAAACGCCCGAAACAGCAACGCAAACTGGAAACCGACAACATACCTACGGAAGAAGAATACAACCGCCTCTTGGAATATCTCAAAACAAAGAAAAACAAGGATTATTATTTCTTCATCAAGGTGTTGGGGACAACCGGGGCACGCCTGTCCGAATTCATGCAGTTCACATGGGAGGACATCATCTCCGGCGAGGTGACGTTGAAAGGCAAAGGGAACAAGTACCGCCGCTTTTTCTTCCAGGACAAATTGCGGAAAGAAGCCAAGGCGTACGTCAAGGAGGCAGGGAAGACCGGGATTTTGGCAATGGGAAAATACGGAAAGATTTCCTCCCGGGGGCTTTCATCAGACATGAAGGCATGGGGAAAGAGTTGCGGCATTCCTTCAGAAAAGATGCACCCGCATGCCTTCAGGCATTTCTTTGCAAAAATGTTTTTGAAGAAAAGCCGGGACATTGTGCTGCTCGCCGACTTATTGGGACATGCAAACATGGATACAACGAGAATTTATTTACAGAAAAGTTATGAAGAACAAAAAGCGGATTTTACTCGAAGCGTTATCTGGTAGCGTTGAAATGTTGAATGCGTTGGAGGAACTGTCAGACGGGATAGACATCTACGACGAAACGGGGCACGTGGATACCGAGTTCCTTCTTCAGGCCCTTGGGCATGTAAACGCCTTTATGGATGCCTCTAATAAGATAGTAAGCAAAATAAGCTCCCTGCTTGCTCCGGATGGAATCGCATCTGAAAAAGGTAAAAAAGTTGACGGGGAAAAGAACTGGTGCGTAGAGGACATTTTGAAACATTGCACGCTCGAACATCAGGTATTAAAACTTCCCAAGGTCCAATTCAACAAGAAATCATACAATGAAGCCAAGAAGTGGATAGAGGAAGCCGGAGGAACTTGGCAAGGAGGAAAAATACAGGGCTTTACGTTCCCTTTTAATCCAGAACGCGTGTTTTCCATCCTTAATCAAGGGAAACGTTGCAACCTTCAGCAAGAATACCAATTCTTTGAAACTCCCTCTGACGTGGCAGACTGGCTAGTGATGCTTGCCGGTGGCATACAGAAGGATGACACCGTGCTCGAACCGAGTGCCGGCCGTGGTGCGCTAATCAAAGCTGTCCATCGGGCTTGTCCGGACGTTCAGGTGGAATGTTACGAATTGATGCCGGAAAACCGGGATTTTCTCCAAACCTTGGAGAATGTGATATTGCTTGGCGAGGATTTCACGAAAGACTGTGTGGGGACATACAGCAAGATTGTCGCCAATCCTCCATTCTCCAAAAATCAAGACATCGGGCATGTAAGGCTTATGTATGAACATTTGAAGGAAGGAGGGACGTTGGCGGCCATTACAAGCCCGCATTGGAAGATGGCTTCAGAAAAGAAATGCGCGGATTTCAGGCAATGGTTAGAGGAAGTCCATGCAGAAGTATTCAAGATAAGTCCGGGCGAATTCAAAGACAGCGGGACTTCCATAAGCACCATGGCCGTGGTGATAAAGAAATAAGTGGAGAGAAGAAAAACGGAAAATCATTCTGCACCCTTTTAATGTAATAATCTTAAAGTGTTAACGAAACCCGATAAAAATCCATTTTCTTAACCCTGAACAAGATAACCTCCAAAAATTTCAGAAAACGATAAAAAACCGCAAGCGAAGCCCTCCGCGCCCTAAGTCGAATCCGCACCGCTCCTCGCACTTTTAAGGAAATATGAGAGACATGGGATGGCTGTAGGACGTTCCCGTTTCGTTTGGCGCAGATTGATTTTCGGCTGTGCTCCCTTGCAATTCCGCGCCAAAAGTTGCATCTTTGCAGTGCTCAGAACGAACCGTTTTTTTCAGTTCCTCGTATCGTGTGGCGTGTGAAGCCGGGTTCCGGGTGGTTCCGGTGAGCGCACGATATGAGGTGCTGATTTTTTAATTAGGATATAATTATGAATGGCTTTTCAGTCATTGGTTTAGGTATTATTGTCGTATCTACTTTTATTGTTCTGTTATATTCAAAACGGAGACTATTGAAAAAATACAAAAAAGAAAATGAGCAGTTGTCCATGTATAGGCATATTGTTGATGCTCATGAAGAAGCGAGAAAGATTTTCTAATATTTCTATATATCTTAAATTCTTTTATGTATATTTGCAAAGCCCAATAAAAAAGATAAGATATGGATCCCCTTACAAGACGTAATCCGTAGTCAATCGGGTTGTGGTGTTATCTGCCATTGGGCGCGTCTTGTAAGGGGATTCGCCAATAAAACCGAATGTGATGGAAGATCAACGGAAAACTGCTTTGTATAAGATCGTTTTGGTTGTTGGTAATGGTTTTGATATAGATTTGGGGTTGCCAACGCGATATTCTGATTTTTTAGGAAGTGTTTATTTTAAGCGGCATATCTTTGATATGAAGATAAAGGATATTAAAGAATGGAATGAACGAAAAAAGTCAGGGATAAGAAATCCTACCATTCGTGACTGGTTTGGGATTGATTTATTCGATTTATTGGAAATCAAAAGGGGGCTCACGAATTGGGTTGATATAGAAAGGGAGTTGGCATTAGTAGCTTCTTTGTCGGACAAAAAAGAGCCGTTTGAAACATTGGCAGTATCTGAAAGCTCATATTTCGAGTTACAAAAGGCTTTGTGTGAGTATATCAAATCCTTATCTTTTTCAGGGTTAAGAGAAGATTCGGTGGCTTTTAAGTTGGTCAAAGCATTGAATGCAATACCTAAGTTGGTTGAGGTTTTATCCTATAATTATACGGATTGGGATGTAATGTTTCCTCAAAATAAATTTTGGGTTGATTATATACATGGTTGTGTTAAAGATGATTCTATTATATTGGGTATTCAAGATGATTTGGATATACAGTCTCAATATTGTTATATGATAAAAACATTTAGTGAACATTTCCACTCTCATCGGGTAATGCAGAAACTTATGGATGCGAATGAAGTTATATTTTTCGGACATTCATTGGGTGAAACGGATTATCATTATTTTGAAACTTTTTTTCGGCGGCAAACTCACGAAGAATATGCAAACAAAGATCAGATTATACGTATTTTTACTTATGATGAGAAATCGAGACGTGAGATTTTAATGAGGTTACGTGAAATGAATAATAAACGTACAGATTATCTTTATGGACTTTGTGATTTTGAGGTATATAGGACATCGCAAGACGAGGACCTAATAAATAGATATATAGAAAATATAGCTCCAAAGGCAATATCTCGAATGAATGAGCCGATTTTAAGATCTGTATGGGAACATCGATTTTAGATAACACTTAAAATGGTTTGAATATGAAGAAAAAATTATGTAAACTTGTGTTTATGGCTGTTGTGTTTTCTCTGGCATCGTGTGCGGAGTATCAGCCTTTGTCTCCAGTCAGTTTTGCGTCTTCAGTTAGTTATGCTCCTTTTATTAAGAAGGGGTATTTCGTTACAGAGTCCAACTCTGTAGGTTTTGATTATGACGCTTTGGGGTCGCTTTATTCTGTAAGTAAGGGTGGATATACTCAAAAGAATCCTGTAAAAAATGCGCAACCAGGAGTTTTTGATGCAAACGGGCATTACCAATATGTGGGGGCGGATTTGAATGTGGCTTTTGAAAAGATGATTAAGGAGTTGGAAGCACTTGGGGGTAATGCCATCATAAATTTGAACATCACATATACTCCAAAGGCTACGGCAGGAGGTGGTGATACATATTCTGTTACTGGTATGGCTGTAAAAAGGAAATAACAATGGCATTTTTCTTTGTTGTTCCGCAAAAGTCTTCATCTTTGCAATGCTCAAAATAAACCGGGATTTTTTTCAGTTCCTCGTATCGTGTGGTGTGTGGAGCCGGGTTCCGGGTGGTTCCGGTGAGCGCACGATATGAGGTGCTGATTTTTTAATTAGGATATAATTATGAATGGCTTTTCAGTCATTGGTTTAGGTATTATTGTCGTATCTACTTTTATTGTTCTGTTATATTCAAAACGGAGACTATTGAAAAAATACAAAAAAGAAAATGAGCAGTTGTCCATGTATAGGCATATTGTTGATGCTCATGAAGAAGCGAGAAAGATTTTCTAATATTTCTATATATCTTAAATTCTTTTATGTATATTTGCAAAGCCCAATAAAAAAGATAAGATATGGATCCCCTTACAAGACGTAATCCGTAGTCAATCGGGTTGTGGTGTTATCTGCCATTGGGCGCGTCTTGTAAGGGGATTCGCCCTATATGAGATATGGAATATTTTGATTTTGATTCTATTATTGAAGGAGTTAAACAGATAAATGATCACCAAAATTATTGGATGATTCGAACTATGGGTGGTCAGTTTTATTCTGATTTTATTCGTAAGGGATATGTCGCTATAGGTTATGATGAAGTAACGTTAAATGATATTCATGGGTTGTCGGAGTCGAATAGTGTGGCAAAAGAAGAAATAAAAAGGATCCTTGTTAATAGAAGAGAGGACATTAATACCAATGCAGGGTATTATGCCGCGCAAATTTTACGTTTCGTTAGAGAAGTAAGGTCGGGGGATATTGTAATAATACCGTCTGTAGGTGCAGGGCATGTTGCTATTGGTACCGTGGTTGGAGATTGTTTTGAAGAGATTGTCTCCCATTCATTTTTAGAAGATAATAGATGTTATTTTAGAAAGCGTAGACGGGTGCAGTGGCGAATAATGACCCGAAGGTCTATGCTTCCACCGATGTTGCAACTTATTTTCAGTTCCCGTCATGCAATTTCATCGGTAAATAATTATGCGCAATATATAGATAGTGTGATGAATGATTGCTATTTTAAGGATGAATATATGCATCTTGTTTTGCGTATAAGAACTCAGGATGAAATTTCAATGGAAGATTTTTTTAAAATTCATGCTATTAATCGACTTGTGGATGATTTCTGTTCAAAACAAGGTATAGGTGATGAGGAAGCCTTGATTATGAAAATTCAGATGGAGTCACCTGGTTGGTTGAGAATCTCTACAAAAAATATTTTGAAATTATTAGAATATGGATTGATATTGACTGCAATTACAGGAGGTGGACTTAAATACAAAAAAGGCGAAGGTTTCGATTTATATACCAAGGGTATACCAGGAGCGATCAATGATTACCTGGACAGGAAGGCTGACCGTGGGTTGGTAGAATCTGCGGCGCGGGCAATAGATAGTTTGCAAATCAGTACTCCGAAGGATCTCCAACCCATAATTGAAATTTTAGAAAAGAAGAACGAGGGTAGAGAAAAATATTAAGCCGGCAGATAATAAAATGGAATGAGTATTAAAGCTATAAGAATACCGGTTATGACAATGGGGTAATCGGTTTTCTCTTTCATTTCCCATTGATTGGTTATTAAACAGACAACTCCTTGTAATATAATCATAGTGACTGTACTTATTACAAGGAATGTACCTATAAAGGATAGTATGTTTCTGATAATGTCAAGCATGATGTTTTGTTTCCTATTGCAAACATATAAAATAATACCGGAATAATGCGGCTTTATCCGCAAAATTACATGTGGTAAGTGGTTTTTCTCCGCTTTTTCTTTGCTGTTCCGCAAAAAATGCGCAACTTTGCGGTGCGTTACATATTTCGACTGGGGTGGAGATGTCCGCCAACAATGAGCTGCGGGCTTTTTTTATGCCCAAGGTTTACCGTATAGGTTCCGTCCCGTGTGGGAGGTTAATGCCCCCACTGCCTCAGTCAAGGTGTAACGCAACGGGGAGCGGAACCTTTTCCGTTTCCCAAAGTGGAACTTTTAAAAGCGTTATGATTATGACTAAATCGAATGGATCTTTTGCTCGCGACATGAATGTCGTGAGCAGAATGCAAACCTCCGTTGCGGAGTGGCTTGCGAGTGAGAATCTTTTGGTCTCTTCGTTGATTGAGGAGCGTGTGTCGGACTTGCAAAAAGTGGGGCCGGAATTTTGTGGATTCAAAAAAAATGCGCAACTTTGCGGTGCTCTACATTTTGCCTGGCGGAGAATCCGCCAACAAGCCGTTGGCCTTTTTTGTGCCGAAGCGGCTCATGATATGGTACCGACCCCCGTGTTGAGTCTTAATGGATCAACTGCCAGGCATGGTGTAGAGCAACGGGAAAGCGGTACTTTTTTTGTATCCTTCCCGTTCATGTCAAATTTTAAATGCTCTGCGTTATGCAAAATGTAAAATCGATTCCAGCTTCCAAAGCTGATGTGTCGGCTTCCATCCGGAAATGGATGCATGCCGAGAATGTTCTGGTCTCTTCGTTGATTGAGGAGCGTGTGTCGAACCTTCAGGTGGCGCGGATGGTGCATGCGTTCGTGGCTTGCACGGCGATGGTGGTGTGGGCTTCGTTCAGCCTTGTGGGGACGGTATTGTCCTTGTTGTGGTTCGGGCTTTCGTTGTACCTTTGCAGGAAAGGGGGGAAATCATGAAATTGAAGAGTTTTTATATCAGCCATACGGTGACGGTATACGGCCATGGCGAAACGTGCGAGACCTATTCCCTCGAAGAGGAAGAGAGGGGGCAGGGGTTCGATGACCTTTCACGGGAGGACCTCGTGGCCTTGAACAACCTTTTGACACATTATCTATATGGGAGGAAAGAGGATGGAAAGGCGGAATGAGGAGGAGTCGAGGGCGGAGCGGATGCTGCGCGACTTGCTGATGGAGAGGTATGAGACGGCGGGGCCGACGGAGCGGATGGTGGTGCTGACGACGGCGGAGCTGGTGTACATGGCTTCGGGAACGGTGCCGGAGGTGTCGTGGAAGGAGGCCGCAGGGGTAGCGCAATACCTTGGAGCGGGGATGCGGGAGATTGGCGGCGTGGCCCATTGGGTGTTCTATGAGCGGCGTGACCCGATCGAGGACTGGAGGTAAGGAAAGATTTTTTTGTTGAATCATTTTTTTTTGGAAGCCGGGCGGCCCGTGAGGGGTGGCCCGGCTTTTTTGTCCTATCGTGTGGGGGGCGTTTGGTTTATTTTTGCGGGCAAAGAGGAGGCGTTATGGCATTGAAGGTTTCTGACAGGGGCGAGGCGGTGGTGTTCTGCAAGGACTATGGCATCATTACGGTGTCGGGGATTTCGGAAGCGGGACTGGTGGTGCGCTATGAGTTCGAGCGTTGGGGGGAGGGCGTGGTGGACACGTTGGAGGAGTTGTATCCCCGGGTGGGTTCGGGGACGGTGCGTCTCAGGGACGTGGGCGAGATGGCGCGGCGGAACGCGCCGTCGTGGGCGTTTGTGGGGCAGAATGGGCCGGAGGCTTACCGGAACGCTTCGGTGGTGGTGAGGATGGAGTTTTCTTCGGGTGAGGAGCGTGTGGGCCTGGAGCGCAGGTTCTTGTATTCGGACGTGGGTACGGAGGGGATGGCGAACCAGGGGCTGAGCGAATGTTTCCTGACGCGTTACTCGAGGCGGCGGGTCCTTCCGGGACAACCGGCTTCGTTGGCTTTCCATTTCGACGGGCGTCAAAGCCTGGTGGTAGGTGTGGCGTACATGGACGGGGCGGGGCATGCGGCGTATGCTTCGTGGGACGTGGCGCTGGACGTGGGGCAGTTGGAGGACGGGGTGGAGACGTATTTCGTGCACAAGGCGGACTGCGTGACGGTGACGGACCGGCTGAACGAGGAGACGGGGGGCGAGTGGACGGAGGATGACCTGTTGTGGTATACTTTTACGTTGCGTACGGATGTGGGGTCGGAGGACACGGTGCGTTTCGAGGTGGACCACGGGGTGTACGCGGTGACGAGGGTGCTTCTTTACCAGAACTGTTTCGGGCTGCCGGAGAGCATGGCGCTGCATGGGGCGGAGACGGTGAGGGCGGAGATGGAGGGCACGTGGGGCACGGAGTTGCTTGCCTACCGGAAGATTTTCACGCGGCTGGACTACGTGCATGAGTCGAACACGGGGTACCTGGGGCCTGACGACCGGGATGCTTTCGAGGACTTGTTGCGTTCGCCGAAGGTTTACTTGGGCAGCGTGGCGGAGGAGAACGAGGTGGTGATCACGGAAACGGAGGCGGAGGAGGTGTTGCCGCATGCGGGGCCGGTGAACTTCAGGGTGAAGTGGAAACGGGTGAACGCGTCTTACCGCCGTTTCAGGAGCAGGGCGGAGGTGGCGGCGCATGCGGGTGTTTTTGACAAGAGTTTCGATAAATCGTTTGAATGATGGAGGAGAAGAAGGAGATTACTCTAAAGGAGATGTTGGCGTTGATGGACGTGCGGACGCATCCTGACGGGCGGCCGATGGTGCATTCGTTCAAGTTTGTGATGAAGGACGGGCGGCTGCGGTTCTTCCCGCAGGCGTTGGTGTGCGGCGCGGGGCGGATGGATAACAAGGCGTACCGGGTGCGGGGGCTGCAGCCTTGTGACTGCAAGGGGTGGCCTGAGGATCATGTGCATCCGGTGCGGATCCACAATATCATTGAGTTTGATGGCCGACGTGTGGTCTATACTTTAAAACGGATTGAAGATGGAGATTCTGTTTAACAAAGAAGGTACCCCGTTGGCTATGACCAGCAGGTTTATGTTTGGTGAATCGACGGGGCGTCCGGAGAATTATGAAAGGAAGAAAAAACAGATCCTTTCTCCATATTCCCTTGAAAAGGTCCGTACATTGCATTTTCGGGAACTGGAGGTGATGGCTTGGGGGCGGAACAACAAGTTTCCGGAAACGGCCATCGAGACGATTTCGTCGACTTCGGTGCTGAACACGGGGCTGAAGTTCCTGCGGGCGCTGACGGTGGGGCAGGGCGTGATGGCTTGCCGGGTGAGGGGGGTGAAGGACAACGGGGACGAAGTGTTGGAGGCGGTGGACGATCCGCAGGTGCGCAGGTTCGTGGGCGGGCGGATGGTGCGCCGCTACCTGGAGAAGGCTTCGCGTGATTATTTCAAGGTGGGGAGCGCGGCGGTGGAGATGATGGTGAACGCGGCGGGCGACATCGTGGGGCTGAACCCTTTGAACGCCTTGTTTTACCGTTATACGCTGCCGGATGCCTACGGGGCTTGCAAGTGCGTGGTGTCGGGGGACTGGCCGAACGTGCCGGGGCGGCGTGACCGGGACCCGAAGGTGCTGGACGTGCTGATGGACTATGACCCGGGGCTGCACGTGGAGTGGATGCGGGCGAGGGGGCGGCTCAGGCGTTCGTTCGTGTTCCCGGTGCGCGACAGTTGGAGCAACAACGACTATTACGGTGAACCGGTGTGGCTCCCGGCTTACATCCTGGGGTGGGTGGAGGTGGCGCACATGGTGCCGAAGTTCCTGCAGAAGGCGTACAAGAACCAGATTACGTGGAAGTGGCACGTGCAGATTCCTTATTCTTTCTGGGACAGGAAGTTTCCGCCGCAGGATTTTGAGACGCCGAAGCTGCGGACGGCTGCCATACAGACGTACATGGATGAGGTGGAGGAGAACCTTTGCGGGCTCCAGAATGCGGAGAAGCCGCTTTTCACGCATTATAACGTGAACGAGGCGAACGGGAAGATAGAGGAGGAATGGAAGATCACGGCCTTGGACAACAAGTACAAGGGGGGCGAGAACCTGGTGACTTCGGCGGCTGCGAACTCTGAAATCCTGTTCGCGCTGATGGTGAACCCGAACGTGTTCGGCGCGGGCATGCCTGGGGGGACGTATGCGGGGAACCAGGGGGGCAGCAATATCCGTGAGGCTTTCCTTGTGAACCTGGCGAATGCCTACATAGACCGGCAGAACCTGCTTGACCCGGTGAACCTTTACCTGGAGGCCAACGGGGTGAGGGACGTGGAGCTGCGGTTCCGCAATACGATATTGACGACGCTGGACACGGGTGCCGGCACACAAAAAACATTGAGTTGAGATGGTTGCTTATATTTTTAATTGTGACAATGATACATTGAACGCGGAGTTGCACAGGTATGTCCCGGTGTCGGCGGGACTGGAGGCGGAGACGATAGGGCCTCTGCTGTCGTCGGCGTTCATGCTGTTCGTGCATCCGCTTTTGGGGGAGGAACTTTCGGCTGCGGTGCAGAAGATGGCGGGGAAGGATGCGGCTTCGGGCATGGAGGCGGGGCTGCTGGATGCCTTGCGGATGGCCGTGGCCAACCTGGCTTTCTGGTACGGTTACACGGAGCTTTCCGTACAAATCACGGACCAGGGGTTCCAACGTCCTGAGGGGGAGACTTTCAAGAGTTTGTACAAGTATCAGGAGGATGCCTTGAGGATGGGATTCAAGAACAAGGGGTTCAACGCGTTGGACCGTTTCCTTGAAATGGCTGACAAGAACCCCGGACTTTTCCCGGAGGGCGTGTATGCAGGCAGCCCCGTGACACGGGCGCGTGCCGGTTCGCTGGTGCGCCATGTGGAGGAGGTGGAGCGGTATTATTTCATCAACGGGTCGTACCTGGTGTTCCTGCGGCTGCTGCCCCATTTCAGGACGGCTGCGTTGACGGTGCTCCGGCCGCTGTTGGGGGCGGCCTTGCTGAGCCGTCTGGAAAGGGAGGGTGGCGAAGAGATGGAGGCGCTGCGGCAGCAATGCCTTCCGGTGGTGGTGCTGGCGGCCGTGGCGGAGCTGGTGGAGGCCACGGGCAGCCTGACGGACCGGGGGCTGTATTACGCTTCCCTGATGCCTTCGTCCGGCTCGACCTTGCAGGCGCAGCCCGCCGACGTGGAACAGCGTGTCATGGCCTTGGGGCAGATACGGCGTTCGCTGGAGGCCTATAAGGATGCGCTGACGTATGCGCTTCGTGAATCGTTGGGCGATGATTTCCCGGGTCGTCCGGCTGAAGCTTACGACCGGGACAACACTCATAAACGTACATTCTGGGCATGAGGGAGGTGGTGGTGGAAAGCAAAAGGCTGTGGGGGAGGAAAAGGAAGTGCCTGCATGTGCCTGAGTCGTATGGCGAATTGGACGGGGCTTGTTTCGTGGCATGGGTGGCATGGGTGTTGAAGCCTTCCGCGGAGGGTCAGGAACGTTTCCTGTCGGCTTTTTGGGGTGTGGGGCGCAGCCTTTTGCTGCGGATGGATGGTTTCCAGAGGTATAAGCTGGCGGAGTTGGCGGGTTTCCTTTCGGACATGGATGCCGGGACGGATCGTTTCATCATCCCTTCTTTCCCGGGGCCGGGCATGTTTGAGTTTTCACCCCGCCTGTATGCGCCCGGTGACAGGTTGGGCGGTGTCTGCCTGCAGCAGTTCATGACGGCGGATACCTATTATTCCTATTATGTGGTGACGCGGCGTGAGGAGTTCCTGGACTTGCTGGTGGCCGCACTTTACCTGTTGCCGGGCGAATGTTACATGCCCCGTGGCGGGCGGGGGAAGCCTTTGGACCTGCAGGGGCGTTCGGCATACGTGGCCACGCTGCCTTATGCCTCGCGTTATGCGGTGTTCGTGAACTGGTCTCTTGTCAAATCGTGGCTGGGGCATTTGTTCCCGTCGATGTTCCCGCGCGGTGAAGCGGACGGCAAACCCAAACCGGCGGACTGGTTGTCGCTGTTTGACGCTTTCGTGGGCGAGCATGTGGCTGAGATGGGGGCTTACCAGTCGATGGCCTGCATGGATGCTTTCCGGATCATAGACCGTAAGATAAAGGAGGGACGAAAATGAGCGATTTTTCAAATTACATGGAGGAGCTGGCGAGGGAACACAAACTGGTGGGGCATTCGGAGGAAGAGTGCCATTTCAGTGACATGGCTTCCGACCTGGCGCAAAAACTCCGGCGCAAGATGTGTTATCCTTGTGTGGCCGTGGACTGCGAGGGCTTTTCCGTGGCGGGGACGTCCGGCAACATGATGCTGCGGGAGGTGTATGACATCTATGTGTTGGCACACGTACGCGACACGGGCGACCAGGCGGAAGTCCGGGAAACGTTGGCCCATTCCCGTGAGATCCTGAAGGACATACTCCGGCGCATGGTGAGGGACAAGGCAAGGGGGGAATCTCCCGTGGCCTTTTTCGAGGCGGCGGATACGGAAGGGTTCCCTGTCTTTTTCAGGGAAATGGCATTGTACGGCTGGGGTCTTTCCGTCATTGTACCGGAGATGTTGAATACGCATCTTTGTAATGACCATTTTGAACGATAAACCATGGCTTTGACTTATAAAGATATCATAGAAGGAGCGGAACGGATTCGCACGAATGAACTTCCGGAGAGCAATACGGCTGACCTGGTGGGGCAACAGTTGAAGAACATGGCCGAATTCTTTTTGTCTGCTTCGTCGGATATTCCTGAACTAAGGACGTACCTCCTGCAACGCCTTCAGGGTACGGCTGCGGACAGCGACGCGCTGCGTGACCCCTTGAAGTGGCTGGGCAGCGTGGAGGATGACGGCGGGCTGAACACGTTGCTGGACGGGCTTCATGCGAAAGGGGAAAGCGAGGGCAAGGCGAAGGCCGGCTTCTTCCGTGGGGACTACGAGGGTAGCCCTTTCATGGTAGAGAGTATTCCGATAAATTATACAGAAGATACGTGGGTTCAGTCGGTGCGCGGCCGTTTCGTTCCGGTATACCAAGGCACGGTGGACAAAATCAAAACCCTGACGCGTAGTAACACGGAATACAATATATTATGGCGTGTATGTGAAAAGGGCACGTGGGGCACATGGAACTCCATGACGGACGCTCCTACCATTCCGGACACAGACCTGTCGATGGGTTTGAAGGACGGAGATGAGACGTCTGGTTATATGCAAATGTTCACGCGCAAGGGCGGCTGTTATTCGGTGACGGGTTCAATGACAGGCGTGGTGACAGGCACAATGATGGTGTTCTGTGACAGTTGGGGTGAACATGGTATCGAACAGGTTCTCTTTACGGATGCTTCGGACATTGAGGGCAAAATTGTACATGACATCAGCAGTAGTGGGCATGTAGACGGTGAGCCGCGTATTTACCACCGATATTACGACATACGCCAATCAGGCGGGAAATGGGGTGTGTGGAAGTCGTTCACTACGGGTGGCGGTACGACAGCGCCTCCCTATGTGGCTTTCGACTTCGGTGTCCTTCAGGAGAAAATCGGCAGCGGGCGCACGCAGGGGGATTTGGATGCCTTCGGGCTGACGGAGGACGTGTGGGCGAAGATAAGGGGAGCGGAAATCATGGTCGTACGCGATGATGCCCATGAAAGGACGTATATCGTGTCGGGTAGCTCGGATGATTACATTTCATTCTCTTTCGGCCTATATGCCAGTGACGACTATGAAGGCTACACGATTCGTAATGAGGGGGATACTTACACAATCATCCGGTACAGGTACCAATCCGGTGAGGGTGGACAAATAATCATTCAATAAATATTTATTCAATCTTAAAAAAATATTATTATGGCAGAATCAGTAGGACAACTTTTTGAGGTATATGCCTCTAAGACGGAGGCGGATGCAAAGGCTTTGGCATCGAGCAAGCCGGGTGCGATGTGTTTCACCACGGACACGCACCGTATTGTGTTTAATGGTGTGGTTTATAATTTCATCGAGATAATCAACAACCTGACGGACGGGAGCACGAACAAGGCTTTGAGCGCGGCGCAGGGCAAGGCGTTGAAGGGGTTGATTGACGCGCTGCCGACGGTGGATGAGATGAACACGGCCATCAATGGCAAGTTGGGCAGCGTGTACCGGGTGATGGGCACGAAGGCGAATATCTCGGAGGTTCTCGCGCTGACGAATGCGGTGAAGGGCGATACTTGGAACGTGACGGCTGAGTTCACGTTGGGTGGCAAGAAGTACCCGGCGGGGACGAACGTGGTTTGCGTGACGAACACTTCTTCGAGTGACCACAATGACGACAACTGGGACGCGCTGGGGGGTACGGTGGACTTGTCGGTGTTCCTTAAAGCGGCGGATGCGGCTAATACTTATTTGAAAAAGACGGACGCAAGCAACACGTACTTAAGCAAGACGGAAGCGGGGAACACTTACCTGAAGAAGACGGATGCGAGTAGTACGTATGCTACGAAAGCGGATGTGGCGAAAAAAGCGAACGTGTACAAATTCAAGGGCGATTTGTCTACCATAACAGAGGACACCAATGCAAGCCAGTTGACAAGTATATTAGGTAATGCTTCAGAGGTTATCAGTGCGTATCAATCCGGATTTGTTTTTCAAGGGAATATTGGAGATGAAATCATCGCTCCAGTATCAGTTGGATTTGTATCGGATAGTTACATTATTTTGGAATTTGTCGGTACATTCGGTAAACTAAACCATATTGATATAACTCTTGATGAGGGTGATGTCTATTTGGATGTAAACGAAATCAAAAATATAGACCCTCTTACTAATTCGGATGTGGTAGACAATTTGACCTCTACTTCTAAAGACAAACCTCTTTCTGCAGCACAGGGTAAGAAGTTACAGGATGAAAAATTGAGTAAGACCGATGCCAGTAATACTTATGCAACAAAAGGGTCGTTATCTACTGTCCAGTCAACGGCGAATACTGCGAAGACGAACGCGGACAAGGCCGTGGCCGCACTTACCATAAAATAGTATTCGGCTTATGGAAGAGGAAATGATTGATGGAGGCTTTCAGGCACAGGGGGATGCAGTCCCCCTGGCCTCTCCTACGGGGAAGCTGCTTGAGGTGTATGCGAGCAAGACGCGGGCGCAGGCTTTGTCGCTGACGGGTGCGAACCCGCAGGCGTTATTCTTCCCCACGGACGCGGAGAGCATCGTGTTTAACGGGAAAGAGTACGTGGCGGGGCCTTACCTGGTGTGCCTTAACGTGAATGAAAATTCGAGTTCCGACACGCTTTTGGTTCGTTTCGGGAAACCTTCCGACTTGGTGGCGGCGGTACGTGCGCGCCGTCCCTTTTTGGGATGGGACGGCTCCTTGGACAAGGTCACGCATTCGGTGCCTGTTTCGGTGGAGGTCTCGGACTCGACGGTGTACATGATGTGGATGGAGCATTACCGTACGAGCCGCATGCAACTGGTACACCTGTATGCTTCTTATAGCGGTGACACGTGGGGTCAGGTGACGCAGTATAATGAATACAGGTTTTCGGAGGGGATTTATACCCCGCCTGCGGAATAATGGAAAAGGAATAGTATATGAGAACAGATTGGGAACATTTGCGTATGGTGTCGGCATCGGCCATCAGTCCGGTACTGGCATATTATACTCCGACAAAGGGATTTTTGTTGGCGTTGGTGCTGGCTTTTGCCTTCAATATCTATGCCGGCATGAAGGCGGACGGGGTCAGCTTTACTTGTTGCGAGAACTTTTCTTTCGGAAAGTTCAAGAACGCCTTGGCCGAACTGGTTCTTTACGTGGTGATAATCTGCTTCCTCTTCACGGTGATGTCACAGTGCGGTGACGGTGAGGCTGCCATTATCGTTATCAAATCGCTGACGTATGTGTTCATGTACGTTTACCTCCAGAATGCGGTGAAGAATCTGATAAAGGTTCATCCGACGAATATCGCCCTGCGTATCGTTTATCATGCGGTAAGGTTGGAATTTACCCGTATGCTTCCGTCTTATTGGAAACCCATCGTGGAACGTGTGGAACAGGAGAGGCAGGAGGCGAAGGAAAAGGAAAAGAAATAAAAAAGGGAGGCCTCCGCCTCCCCGAATATTAACCAAAAATCTATACCATGAAAAACATGTTGGTTTTTCGGGCGTCCCTCACGGGAGGCGGAAGCAAAGTTAAACAAAAAAGTGGAGATATGAAAGCAAGTAATTCATTGATTGAGGCGATAAAGCGTTTCGAGGGATTCCGGGGAACGGCTTACCGTTGCCCGGCGGGGGTGTGGACGGTAGGATACGGACATACGGCGGGCGTAAAGCGTGGCGACAAGATGACGGAGGGCGAGGCGGAACGGCAGCTCAGGCGTGACTTGGCGGAATACGAAGCGTTCGTGGACAAACTGGGCGTGACGGAGAGGCAGAACAAGTTTGACGCGTTGGTGGATTTCGCGTATAACCTTGGGTGCGATGCGTTGGAGGGTTCCACACTTTTGAAGAAAATACGGGCTTGCGCGCCTGATGCGGAGGTGCGTGCGGAGTTCATGAAGTGGGTGTATGCGACGGTAGCCGGGAAGAAGCGGAAGCTGGAGGGGCTGGTGAAGCGCAGGAAATGGGAGGCTGAAAGGTTCTTTAATCTGGTGTGAGGATGTTGGCAGATACTATTATCGTTGTGTTGGTGTGTATCATACCGGCACAACACCAAGATAAAAACCGATTCAAGGATGCGTTTGAGAAAGCTGACAGGCAGTTTGATATTGAACTGTCTGAATTGGCCAAAGCTTATGAAGCACCGGTAAAAAGTGCCGCCTTGAAAACAAAAAGGGAACGTGAGGAAGCCATGCGTGATTTTTGTGATTTTAAGGCGTTGCTAAAAAAGATGTCCTATGAAGGAGAGAGATGATGAATATTGGCCGATGCTTGACGACGGGGGCCGTAACGGCCCTTCTGACTGCCATGCGGAGGGAGACGACGGGAAGGGTTTGCCGCCTTGGTTGGTTTTCCTCGTGTTGGCCGTGGGTGTCTGGATGCTGGCGCGGGCGTTGGTTTTATAATTAACAACGGAATGGATATGAAGAGTTTTTTTAAAGTGTTCTGGCCTTGGCTGATGGCGCCGGTGTTCTGGCTCGTGGCGTGCCTGTCGTTGTTTGCCATGTGCGGATGTGCCGGTTCAAAGCATTTGGAAACGGAACGTGCGGCAGATTATACGGGACACAGTTCTTCTTTTGAGGATACCGTGGACAGTCTGCATATGGAGTTGTCGCGTGTCGTCCGGCAGACGATGGAGCGTTTTTCGGACTTGAAGGTGGAGAAGCGGACTGTGGTATGGTCGGAACCGGATTCTTGCGGGAGGCAGTATAAGGAACGTGAGAGCTGCACGAGCATTGACCGGCGAGACCGGGAGATGTCGGAACTGGAGGAGAAGGCCATGGCGGACTACCTGAGGCTTTCACACCGGATTGATTCGTTGATGGAAAAGGTGGATGGACAGTCGTTGGAGAAGGTGGCGGAACGTAAGCTTTCGTGGTGGGAGGAGGCGAAGCTGCACTATGGGGGCTTTGCGATGGTTCTGTTTTTGGCGGTGGTGTCCGTGTTGTTTGGACGCTTTATTTATAAGGTGAGCAGGAAATAGGTCGGCCATGGGAGAAGAGAAACTGATGACGGAAGCTGATTTTGTTTCAGCTTTGAGGACATGGGCTTCGGGGGTGTATTTCCGGTCGCGGGGCGCATTGTTGCAGACGCATGGGTCGGGGCAGCTCCGGAGGGAACTGGAACGTTATGTGGAGGCGTTGCGGAGAGGGGACGGGTATAAGGTTTCATTCCGTTTCCCGCGTCATGGGGTGTTCAGGCATTACGGCGCGGGGCGTGGATGGGTGATTGTGGACGGCAAGCCCGTGAGGGGGCAGCGTGTGCTTTCCTTGCGTGAGATTGCCGGAAAGAAGATGAACAAAACAGCGTATTCCCTGTTGGAACGGGGGTATAGCCATAAGGAAGTGCGCGAAACGAAAGTGGCCTTTGGCGGGTCTGAAAGCCCATCCCGTAGGCCTTTGGACTGGCTTGACCGGTACATCGTTTCCGGAACGGGGAAACTGGCTGACACGGCGGCTGAATATTATGGGGACGTGGCTTTCCGTAATGTGTTAAAAGAGATTGACAAGGCCAAGATTGGGAAGTGAAAACATGGTGTTCCCTTTTCTTTTTATTATTTTTGCGGAAAGAAAGTTTGATTTTCGCCAAGAAAGGAGGGCTTATGTATTTTTTTCCTGCAGGTGGCGGTCCGTTGTTGGATTTGCTATATGTTTTTGCAATCCTCGGTGCCATAATCTATGGCATCGTGCTTGTGATGAGGGGTGTGAAGCACAAGGCGGGGAAGGCACTCCGGGAAGCGGAACGGAAAGCGGTGAGGTTTTCCGATGAAATGGAATATGTTCATATCACGAAGTATGGCGTGTGGCATGATGCCTGGTTCACCCCGTACCGGAAGCTGACGGTAAGTGAATTTTATGAGGCGGTGAAGTTGCATGAGAAGCAAATACGGGAAGCCGTTGACCCTTCCTACCGTTATAAGGGACCCATGAGGTTGGAGCCGGACGAATATGACGGTTGACTTTCGATAGTTCCTTTTTGTCCTATTCCCTTTTATGCTTATAAATTACCTTTGCCCATATCATAATGACTATACCAAATGGCAAAGGGCAAGGATGAATCCAGAAGAATAAAACTTTTCATTGACGGTGAAGAAGTGACGCAATCCGTCAACAGCGTCCGGGCCGAAATCCGGAGGCTGACCAAGGAAATGAACCAGGCAAGCCTTGGAAGCAAGGAATATACCGATAACATGAGAAAAATCGGTGAACTCAAGGCTATACTGGCGCAGCATAATGAACAGTTGCGGGTGGCGGCCGAACGGACGAAAAAGCTGTCGAAGGGAGCTAATGCGTGGCAATGGATGAAGGGGAGTTTCGTGAGCTTCTCTTTCGGGATACAGAATGCCTGGGCGGGGCTGAACAAGGCGCAGGACACGATTCGCGGATATGTGGAGGACTATGCGTCCATGGAAGAGGCGGAAAGCCAGGTTATCAAATACACCGGCATGACCAAGGAAGAGGTGAAGGATTTGAATGCCGAACTGAAACGGATGGATACGCGTACAGCCCGCGAGGAGCTGAACCGGTTGGCTGGAGAAGCCGGACGGTTGGGAATTACCTCCAAAGAGGGGGTGCTGGAGTTTGTGGATGCGGCAGACAAGATCAACGTGGCTTTGGGTGAAGACCTGGGTGAAGATGCTGTCAAAAATATCGGCAAACTGGCCATGATGTTCGGGGAAGACCAACGGATGGGGCTTCGTGCGGCCATGCTGGCCACCGGTTCGGCGGTGAACGAAGTGGCGCAGAACTCCAGCGCGGCCGAAGCCTTCCTGGTGGATTTCACGGCACGGGTGGCGGGGGCTGCCCATCAGGCGCATATCGCACAAGCCGATATCCTGGGGTTTGCTTCGGTGATGGATGAGAACATGTTGCGTGACGAGACGAGCGCGACGGCTTTCCAGAACATCATGCTGAAGATGTTTACCGACACGTCGAAGTTTGCCAAAATTGCCGGGGTGGATGTGCAAGAGTTCACGCAACTTCTGAAAACGGATGCCAACGAGGCTTTACTCCGGTTTGTGGAAGGACTGGGCAAAAAAGGAGGGCTGGCGGAGCTGGCCCCGATTTTCGGGGACTTGAAAACGGAAGGGCAGGGCGTGGCTTCCGTGCTTTCCGTCATGTCGGGTAAGGTGGATGATATCCGGGCCCGTCAGGAACTGGCGAACCAGGCTTACCAGAACGGCACAAGCATCATCAATGAATTCAATGTGCAGAACAATACCGTGCAGGCCGGATTGGACAAGGCCAAGAACAGGCTGCACGAGGTAAGCGTGGAACTGGGGGAGAAGCTCATGCCTGCATACTCCGGCATGATATCCGTTTCCGGTTCTGCTGTCAAGACCCTGAATGTCTTGTTGGGTTTCCTTTCTGACCATATCGGAACCATCTTGAAACTTACTACCGTGATAGGGGCTTATTACGGGGCAGTCGGCATGGCCACAGCGTGGGAGAAACGGCACACGGCAGCCATCCTTCTGAAGAATGCGGCGGTGAAGGCGGGAAACTTGCTGTTGTCCACTTACAAGGCAACGGTTATTTCCACACGTTTGGTGCTTTTTGTCTTGACCGGGCAAATTCATAAGGCTGCCGTGGCCATGCGGGCTTTGTCCATGATTGTCAAAGTCTCGCCGTGGGGGCTGTTGGCTTCCCTTATAGCTGCTGCTGGTGTGGCTGTTTATACATGGACACGGCGTAACAACGAAGCTACGGAGAGCATGAAGTCACAACAACGCATAAGGGAAAAAGCCAATGGGCAGTTGGAAGATGAGATTGCCCGTATAGAGACACTTAAAACCCGTATGGACAATGAAAAGCTAAGTCTGGACAAGCGCAGGGAGGCCATAGAAGAACTGAACCGGATTATTCCCGGATATAATGCGGGGATTACCAGGGAGGGGGAAATCATACAAGGGAACAAAAAGGCATTGGATGAGTACCTGAAGTCTTTTGAGAAGCAGATCCTGTATAAGGCTTCGGAAGATGAGTTTACGGAATATGTGAAAAAGGAACGCACTGCATTGAAAAGCTTGAACGCGGCCATTACGGAGTATAGGGATGCCATGCGCGGAAAGGACAAGCGTCCGGATATGGTGGTGGGTTCGCCATCGGCTTTCGGGGCTTCGTTCAACGTGTCTGCGGCGGAACGCAAACGGCTGAAGGAGGAAGTCCGTGCACGCCGGAAGGCGTATGATGAAGTGGTGGCGGCCAAAAAGCAGGCTTCGGAAGACATGAAAAGGTATGACCTTTCGACCGGATTGGCCACGGGGACCAATGGCAATGGGAACGAAGGGGTGGAAGCCGGTGGCGGTGGTTCTGGGAGTAGCGGTTCCGGAGGGACAGAAAAGGACAAGGCTGTCAAGGCTGAACTGGAACGCATCGAGGCCGGACACTTGCAAAGGATGGCGGAACTCAAGGCGCAATATCTTGCCGACGGTGCCATGACTGAACAGGATTACGCCGCCCGGGCCGAAGCACTGGAAATGGAGAAGCTTCAGGCGCAGATGAAGGTGGCGGGGCTTGAACCGAAACAGCGCGAAGAAATCAACCACAAGATCCTGGACTATAAAATGAGACTTGCCGATGAGCTTCGCGGGTTGGACGACAGTCTGGCCCGTGACGATGAGGATGCCCATGCCCGGGAACTGAAGGAGATGGAGCAACGGTACCGGGATGAACTGGCTTTGCTTAAAAAATCGCTCGACATGGAGCTGATGACGCAGGAGGAATATGCCCGGAAACTGGAAGCGGTGGAGGAACGACGGGCTTCGGACTTGGACAAGGTTGCATCCAAGGAGGCGGACAAGCGTCTGGAGCAGGAAGAACGGGCGTGGGAGAGATCTCTGTACGGATTGCGCAAGGCCAAGGTCCGCGAGGGGTGGACGGATGAGGAATACAACGAAAAAATGCGCGAGTCTCGTATGGCATGGCTTGAACGTATGTTGCAAGACAAGGCTCTGAGCTATGAAGCGCGTGCGGAGTTGCAGGACGAACGGAATGAGCTTGATTTGGAGCAGGATGAGAGACATTTGGAAAAGAGGGAAGCCCAAATCGAGCAATACAAGGATATGGTGACGGACATCGCCGGAGGAATGGGTGAAGCCATGGCGCAGATGTTTTCCGGCGGTGAGGATGCCTTCAAGGAAGCCCTCAAGCAAATGTTGCTTACCGCCGTCAATGCCATACACCAATATATAGTGTTGGCCTATATCAAGACCATTACCGACGGTATCCTCTCCGGTGGCGTAAAGTTGGCCACGGGACTGGCCAAGATTGCGGCCATAGAAGTGGCCTTTGCAGCGGTAAAGGGGGCGATCAATAGCTTCGACAGCGGCGGTTTCACCCCGTCCGGAAGGTGGGACAAGCCGCAGGGTATCGTGCATAGCAATGAATTTGTGGCCAATCGTTTTGCCGTGGCCAATCCCCATATCCGGCCGGTGCTGGACTTGATAGACCATGCGCAACGCACCAACTCCATCGGGAATCTGACGGGGGATGACATTGCGGCGGTGGCGGGAACCTCCGGTTTTCCTTCTCCGGTTCCGGTTTCCATGCCTCGCGCGGCTCAGCCGACAGTCTCTCCGGCCATACCTGACATGGCTCTCGTCCGGATGATGGCGGTCGTGGACAAGTTGAGCAAGAAATTAGATGATCCGATTTATGCCTATACCACTGCCACGGGCAAAATGGGGGTGAACGAGGCGCAACGGTTGGCAGAGAAGATGAACCATAATTCAAGGAGGAAGAAATGATACGGTTGGAAATCGACGGCCGGGAAGTGGCCCTTGCGGCAGATGCTTCTTTTGATATAGAATACAAGAACCCTTTCTTTACCAAGGAGGGGGAAATGACTTATGACATAGACATCTATCTGGATGCCGGGAACAATGCCGTGCTTTACGGCCATCTTGACCGGGACACGGTGACCGTGCGGCCCGAGGGGCGAAGGGCTGTATTGTATGACGGTCCACGGGTGTTGGTCTCCGGCAAGGAGATCGTGTTGTCTGTGGAGGACGGCGTGGCCAAGGTGCAGATATTGGGGGACAATAGCGAGTTGAATTATCTGGCAGGGGGCGATACCAGTATCCGGGATATGGATTTCGGCGAGATGCTGAATGATTATGAGAGTTGGGAGGAGGTCAATCCCGCAGGTGGTTTGGGGCTTTGTTATCCTGAGGTTTCCAGTTTGTATTCCACATTTTTGATTCCGACAGGAGACGGTACATACAATGTGCGCAACGGTTTTATCCGTCAGTCTGATAACGGTTCGTTGCTTCCTTCCAATCCCGAGGATGTGCCTTGGGTGAAGCAGCCTTTCCTCCTTTATTATGTAGAGAAGATAGTGGAACTTTTGGGGTATCGTTTGGGGGAGAATGATTTGAGGGGTACGGAGGCTTGGCTGCACCTGATGGTGACCAACCCGATATTCACGCATGATTTTGCCGATGTGCTTCCGGATTGGACAGCCGATGAGTTCCTGTCGCAGGTTGAGCATTTCTTTAATTGCTTCTTCATGGTGGACCAGAGTCACAAGACCGTGCATATCAAATATGTCAAGTCGTTCTATTCCAATCGTCCGGTGACGGAGTTGGGCGAAGTCTTGGACGGAAGGTCGGTGGAGTTCGATGACACTTCGGACAACCTGTATCTGACTTATCGTAACGTGAATTATGACTTACAGGATTCAATACCCTATAAAATCGCCGATATTGATGGGAATGTCCGTGCGGCAAGCAACCAGTTTCATGTCAATACCTTGGAGGATTTGAGGGCGATTCCCAAAGAGACGTATTTTGACCGGTACTATATTTTCAATGTCAACAGCCCGCGTGCCACATTCATTATCCGGAAAGCCGCTGTGACCGGCAATATTTACTGGGCGCAGGCGGATTATCTCCGGCCTATAGAGGATCCGGATTCGTCCGACAGTTGTTCGCTTAAAATCATTCCGGCTCCCATAATCTCCCAAGCAGTCCGTTATGATGCGACGACGGATGTCTACGTGACGCGTCCGGCTGCTTACAATGCCCTTTATGAGCCGGAACGGACGGGGTTCCAGGAAGCGGTGGAATCGGGGATGGAAGAGGAACACCATCCTGACCGTCTTTATGTCTCCTTTTATTTGGGACTTCGCCCCGTGTTCACGCAGGAGGGCGGGGTGGGTCCTTACACTCTGCCGCAGAATGCGACTCTTCCGGTGCATTATAATTCGTTCCCTTATCCGATGGACCATACGGAGGTGATGCCTGTTTCGTTGTCGCTTCGTGAAGATTATCATGGCATGTATGACCAGTTTTACCAAGGCAACGAGAATATAGATACTTCCAAACGCTGTACTTTTACTTTCGTGTCTGAAAAGATACTTGACCCTAAGGATTATTTCCTGATTCATGATAAACTGTATTATTGCAAGGTGTTGAAGTACAAAGTGGAAGATGGCGAGCTGAGCAAACTGGTGGAAGGTGAATTTTTCCCGGTGGAATAGCATAAAATAAAAAAAGTATAAAATCATATACTTTCTTGATGGAAAGTTTGCATGATGGTATAAATATTTATACCTTTGTGTCGTCAAACAATAACAAATAACATTCATGAAAAAGTACAAAGTAAAGGAGGTCATTAAGATGCTGATTGACGACGGATGGGTTAAATGTTACACAAAAGGAGACCACCGACAGTTCAAACATCCTACTAAAAAAGGAAAGGTAACAGTTAGAGGTCATGAAAGTGAAGTTTTAAGTCAGTTTTTACTGAACAGTATTTGGAAACAAGCAGGGTGGAAATAGCCACCCTGCATAAAAATAAGGCTATGGAGAAGATAAAAGTAAATATCGCATGGTGTGATAAGAATTTCGGGGCATCTATTGATGATAATAAGGTTCCCGGTAGTGTGGTGGCTACGGACAAAACGTTAGAGGGGGTCAAGTCAGCCATTGCTGATGCACTGCGTTTCCATGTAGAAGGTATGTTAGCGGACGGCGATGTTGTTCCCGAATGGCTTATTAATGGAGATTATGAGTTGGACTTCTATTTAGAGACATCCGCTTTGCTTAGAAAATGCGAGCGTTATACTTCGTTGGCCGCAATTGCCAGAGCCTCAGGTATTAATCAGCAATTATTGAACCACTATGCCAGTGGGTTGAAAATACCACGTCCGTCACAGCGTAAACGTATAGTGGATGGTATTCATAAAATAGGAGAAGAATTTATTTCCGTTGTGTAACGTGTTATTGTTTGACGACTTACCGACACAAGGGAGGGGGATGTGCTTTTGGCATGTCCCCTTTATTTTTTCTGATTTCATTTGCACGTTTCAAATAAAATCAGCATCTTTGCAGTGACTATTACAGACATATCCAAAGAGTGTAGGCAGAGGAATAAGCTTGCATCTTACCGTGCAGGCATTTTTTATGCCCGTACATAAATTAAAATGTATTTGGTATCCGTGTACCCCCGTGTTGGAGCGTTAATGCGCCCACAGCATTCTCTTTGGAAATGTGATAGTCAGCGGGACAGGCATGGGTACCTTTTATTTTAAAAACAATTGTTATGACTGACAATGCAAAAAACATCAATGCAAACCAAAGAGGCATTGAAACGTCCGCCCACGAAACGGGCCTGTGTGACCCCCAAAGCCTTTTGGAACTGGATAT